TGCAATGTTCTCTTGAACATCACCAGGAATTACACCGTCTCCTGAACCCAAAAAGTCACATTCCAACTCTTGAGCAATCTTACGTCTATCATATTTGAATTTCTTAGACATTGATTCAAACCACGATGAAAATGGTTTATAACCATCCTCCAATAATTTGTTATATTCTTTGATGTCAAAATCATGTAACACAACTTCATCATCGTTATATTGCTCTCTATTCAACATATAATGACAAATGTCTTGACATTTTACCCAACGTAAATCTTTTGTATAACGAGGATCTTTAAACCATCTTAAATCTGTAATATGAAAATCATTCAACCCTCTGATTGCTTGATCATATACCGCATAATAAATCGGATCATAGCCATTAGGTGTTGATATTAATATAATTTTACCTCCCGTTGATAATGACGCCATAGATGCTGACCAGAAATCTTCTCCAGCTTCGATGTGTGCAGCCTCGTCAAATACAAGTATTGTTGGTGTATAACCACGTAATGCATCGGGTGATGTTGCGACGGCTTTAACCTCACAACCATTATTAAGTCTAAATCTACTTTCTGAGTTCTTATCTGCTGAAAATCCTACATTAATCCATTCAGGCCATTGATCTAAAAAGTTTCTAATCTTATTAGCCATTTCCACCGCAGTATCACGCTTATTCGCGATAAGCAATACTCTTTCAGGATTCTCAGGTTTAGCTAATTGTAATTTTTTAGATAACCAAGCTGCAGTTACAGTAGTAACCCCCGCTTGTCTGTATTTTCTTGTGATATTTTCGTTGTAATTTTCGTAATCTTGGATAAGTTGTACTTGGTCTTCAAACAAATCCATTGGAACATATTTCTTCTGTGTATTATCATATGTCTGAAGGTATGTTCTTAAAGCGTATGGCGTATCTTTCATAATACGAGCCAACTCTTTTAACTGTTCTATTTTACTATTCATATACCTATAAATACAAAAAAAGACGGTTAAAACCGTCTTTGTATTTATTCATCATCATCTAAACCATCTACATCTGTTTGGAATTTAGATATTATATCTTCATAATCTTCTTCTCGTAGTCTCTTATTTATAATATTCAGCATATCATTCAGTAATTTTTTTCCTTTATCTGATTCGGAAAGAATTTCCCTCATTACCATTAGAAACTCTTTTGCTGGTAACTTAAATAAATCAACTAATAGATAGTTCTGTAATTCTTTATTTTCTTCTTCCATTAAATCATCGGGAAACTGAGAACGAATTTTATCCCAAATAGGTGCACCAAGTCTCAAATCCCACATTTCTTTTTCCAATGTATCTTCGAACTTCATCACTTCTATAAACAATTCTTTATCATTTGGCTCTCCTTGGTGTGAAAATAATTCCATAATACCTTTAATCAATTCGTGAAGTAAAACAGGAAAAGTTATACCTCTCACTATAATTTTTGCAGTTGGTTCTTCTTCAGATTCTTCTTCATTTTCCGATGGTCTTTGTACTTCACATTTTCCGGCCACACTGTTACTTAAACCTCCAATCATATTATCGCTCATCTGCCAATAATTCAAATCATTGATGGACATCATAATACCGTAATATTTCATCAAATACTCAGAACCAAATATCTCCATCAACTCATCATATGCTAAATGGTACATATAATGACCTCTTTTAGATGCGCCTTGTATTATTGCATTTATCAATCTTCTTTTGGCTCTTTCTAAATTTAATTCTTCTTCATCAAACTCTCTTGGAATTTCAGGGGTATTGTCGTCTATATTAACTTCAACAGGATTATTGTCTAATTCACTAATATTTTCTTTATTGAAATCATTTGTATCAATTTGACCATACTGAATAATTTTGGCATCAATTTCGATAGCTCCTTCAGGAATACCCATTTCATTCAATACAATTTTGACTGCTAACTTTTCTAATTCAGGTATATGAAAACTTTCAATAGTAGCAACCCTTTGATATGCATCCATCATTTCGTTCAAACTAATTTGCATATTTCGATTCATACCTTTATACACATCAGTTATGTCCGTATATTTTCTTACGTTCTCAATTACTTGTTTGTATCTTTCGGATGCTAAAAGTTCTTGGTAATTTATGTACGGTTCAGTAAAATTCTTTGGAAAAGGAATTTTTGTAAGAGGAGTATTGTTGACAGCTAATTTAGCTATTATACCCTGATCGGGTCTATCTTCAGAATTAAAAAACATCGCCATTGTAATATATTTTTACAAATGTAACGATGTTTTTTGAAATATCCTAATTTTTTTAGGAAAATTATGCTTTTGGTTTGTGTTTTGGGCCAGTTCCGGGTTTATAAGGGGTACTTGGTTTTTTTGGAACCTCCCTTGTACCTGGTTTTACTTTGGGTTTAGATGGAGCTGTTTTAGTTCCTCCATCATTAAAAATATTTTTCATAAGTGTAATTTTTGTAAAAATACTGAAAAAATACAAATAATAAAATTATTTTTTAGATTCGTTTAATTTAGTTTTAATTAAATTCATAATTTCTCCTTTTGATGTGAAACTATGATATAATTTATTTTCAGCTAAAGTCATAACCCATTCTTTCATTTCAGTATCTTTCCCTGTCATACTCATTGACTTATTATTGATTCTTTTGTAATAATCGTGAGCACTTTTTACATATGGATTATTTGAATGCTTTTCAGCTAATTCGTTAATATCTTTAGATTCAAGATCTTTTTCAGATACTCCTGCTTCTTTTAATTCAAAATGTAAGTTACGTTTAGCATTCAAACCTGAATCAGATTCGTGTAAACCTTTTAAAGTTTTAGCTAATCTTGCTTCTTTACCAATTTTACCACCTTTTTTTGCTGCTGCATCTAATTTAGCTGCAGGAATTTTTTCGTCTTTAGGAACTCCTAAATCTTTATGTAATTTACCAGGGTGTTTTATGGCTTTTTGAATCCATTTTTTATCTTCTTCAGTTGCTTCCAATTTTTTACCAACTCCTTTTACTTTCTTTTCGAATGGTTCACCTGCAGTTTCTTTAACTTCCACTTTTTTACCACCAATCTCGATTGAAGGTTTACCTTCTTTTTTAGCATCTGCTATTTTTTTACCAAATGCATTGCCTTCTTTAGTTTCTTTTGGTTTTTTTTCTTTACCACACTTACAAGGACTCATTTTACAAACTTTACAAGCTTTTTTGTTACCTATAAATGCGTTTTCTTCAACCTCAACTTCACTATCAGGGTCTTGTACTGCTGCTTTAACATTCTCATCACCTAATTTATCTGGTGAAACTTTCAATACTTCATTGAACATTCTTTCTGACAAGTTAGCTAATTGTTTATCTGAGAAATTAACCAATGTTTTTTCTGAAAATCCTTCTTTGATTAATCTACTTACTATTTCATTTCTTTTCATATATCGTTTGTTTTTATCTCTTCAATTTGAAGAGCGAAACCTTTATTTTTTAATTTTTTATTTACACTATCGATTGATTCCCCAAACTTAAAAGTAAGTCTTTGTTCATCGATTGATATGTCAAATTTTTGCCAAGCTAAAGCTACAACACCATCTACAGCATCAATAACCCCAAAATAATCGGAATTTTGAACTAGTTCCATATCTAAATCTGTATTTTTTAATAAACCAACTAAATCTATGTATTCTATTTCAGGTGATTTTGGTCTTGATGATGCGGAAGCAGGAATTACAAACCATTCATCCATATCAATTTCGGTACTAGTACTGAATATAAATTCATACTGTTTTTGACCTTTATAGTCTGCACCGATTTCATTAACATAGATTAAACGCATTTTACTTAAAATATTTGTGTAACGCTTGATTGATACTATCGTTAATATCTTTTTTTATTTCATCTAAGTCGATAGTCATTTCTTCATCGTGTTCGTGTTTTTCCTCAGGTAGATATTCACTCATATCAGTTTCATCCATAGGGCCATCCACGAATTCTTCAAGTGCTTTCATAGCATCATATTCTTCACCAATCTCCTCATCTGAAGATGGTTCTTCACCTGATGGTTCTGCAGGTGTTTCTTCTTCTCCACCTTTATCTCCATTGTGAATTTCATCGCGATCAAATTTATCAGCAATTTCCTCTAAATCTTTGTCTTCTAACTTATCTAAATCCAAAGAAGAGATGATCATATTCAAAACCCACTTGATGTCTTTACTTTCTAATTTCTTATCTTGTTTTCTTAATTCCTCTTGTAATTTACCACAAAATTTATGGATTTGGCCCATATATTCGTATTCATCATCAGCTCCTTGTTCACCTTTATCATTACCCATATTTGCATCTGGTGCAGCATCAGCATCTGGTGCTCCACCCATATCATCAGGTGCAGGTTGTCCGCCCATATCGTCAGCAGGTGCTCCACCCATATCATCAGGG